TTTATTTTCAAAAGATAATAGATACTACAACTGATAGAAAAGGTATTACTGAACTTAAATATATTGACCCTCGTAAAATCAAAAAGATTAGAGAGGTAAGAAAAAGAAGACCTGACGGAGTTGCTCCATCGGCTACAAATATGGTAGACGAAATGATGGAATACTTTATATACAATGAAAGAGGCGTAGGTGGTGCTAGTTTACAAGGTATTAAAATTGCACCTGATACAATTGCGTTTTGTCCATCAGGATTAATAGATCAGAATAAAAACATAGTATTATCATACTTACATAAAGCAATTAAACCAGTTAATCAATTAAGAATGATTGAAGACGCTGCTGTTATTTACAGAATAGCAAGAGCACCTGAAAGAAGAATATTCAAAATTGATGTTGGTAACTTACCTAAACTAAAAGCAGAACAATATTTGAGAGATGTTATGGCAAGATACCGAAATAAACTTGTTTATGACGCAGGCACAGGAGAAATCAGAGATGATAGAAACTATATGTCTATGTTAGAGGACTTTTGGTTACCGAGTAGAGAAGGTGGTAGAGGAACAGATATTACTACACTTCCAGGTGGTCAAAATCTAGGAGAAATAACAGATATTGAATACTTTAGAGCAAAACTTTATAGATCATTAAATGTTCCTTCAAGTAGATTAGAAGCTTCTCAAGGTTTTAATTTAGGAAGATCAACAGAAATTACAAGAGACGAATTAAAATTTACTAAATTTGTTCAAAGATTAAGAAAGAAATTTATTGAACTGTTTAATGATATTTTAAAAACACAACTTGTTTTAAAAGGGGTAATTGCTGAAGAAGAATGGCCAATTATCAGAGATAATATTTTCTATGACTTTTTACAAGATGGTCACTTTGCGGAACTTAAGCATGCTGAAATGTTGAAAGACAGAATAAGTTTAGCTAATGATGTAAGAGACTATGTTGGAAAATACTTTTCAGTTGAGTATGTTAGAAAGCATATATTAAAACAAACTGAAGCAGATATAGAAAAAATAGACAATCAAATTAAAAAAGAAATAGACACAGGAATAATATCATCACCTAATCAACAAACTATTGATGGTGAAGATGACCTTAATTAATGGAGAAAAAATATGAGTAGTGAAATAAAAAACTTTATAGATAAATTATCAGCAGGCAAAAATGCTGAAGCAGGTGATTCATTTAAAGACGCTTTAAGAGTTAAAGTAGGTGACGCATTAGATAATAAGAGACAAGATGTTGCTGGCAATATGTTTAATGCCCAAGCATTTAGTAGTCCTAAACCAGATATTGCGACACCAGGACAATTCAATCAAGACGGAACAATAACTAACGCAGATGGAACACCTGGAGAATCAGGACCAGAGTTAGCGGCTGCGACTGCACCAGAAGTTGCTGAACCAGTTGCTACCGAGGCACCAGCAGACGCACCAGAGGTATCATTAGATAATGTGGGTGCTTAATCACAATATGAAAAAGGTTAGTGATATTGTAGAAAACAATAAACTATTTGATAGCAATGCTTATAGAGAGTTAACTCCTGTTATGCAAACTGCTATTAAAGAAGTATATAAAATTATTGATGAAGATAATGATATTACTACAGAGAATTTAGTAGTAAAATTTGAAAATGCAGTTGATAGTGTTGTTACAAAACATAGTATACAAAAAGAACAATTAGAAGATTATTTCACAGACGAAATAATGGAAAAACTAGGAGAGTAATATGGCGTGGGTAGATGTTACAAATTCAAACAATATATGGGAGTATGATAATGCTGCCACAGTAAGTGCAACTTATAGTGATTCAGCCGCCGGTGCTAATTCAACAGTTGCTAGCGGAATAAGAACATACACTAAACCAGGAACTAGTGATACAGTACAAACTTACATAAAAACTAGAAAAAAAGGAACTACAGTGGAACGTGGTGAGTTATCAAAAACTTACTATGACGCACAATAGGATATAAAATATGGCAGATACAGTTACAAAACAAACTATATCAGATACAACTGGTATAAAATATGTAGTTAAACTTACAAATTTTTCAGACGGTACTGGAGAAACTTTAGTCAATAAGGTTGACGCTTCAGCACTTACATTTATGACGGAAGATGGTGAGAGAAAGTTAGCTAAAGTATGGTACTCAATTAGTACTTCAAATAATAGATCAGCAGTAGAATTAATGTGGTCAGGTGCAACTAATTCAACATTAGCAATAATTTCTGGAAATGGTCACTGGGATTTAAGAACCTCTGGAAACTCTATATCTAACAATGCAACGACACCAACAGGCGATATATTACTGTCTACAAAGAACTTTGCAGCTGGTGATAATTATACGATTTTGTTAGAGTTTAGATAAAAAATCTTATAAATATAGATAAGTATTAAAAGAGGGAATATATGAAACTAATATCCGAAGAAATTACACAGTCAGAAATGTTGGTTGAAGAAACCAATGGCAAGAAAGACTATAAAATTAGAGGTGTTTTCTTACAAGCAGAGATTAAAAATAAAAATGGACGTGTCTATGAAAAAGGCATACTTGACAACGAAGTAAGAAGATATAACGCAGAATTTATCAATAAGAAAAGAGCATTTGGTGAACTTGGACATCCAGACAGTCCAACAGTAAACCTAGAGAGAGTATCGCATATGATTACTAAACTCTATCCAGATGGTTCTAATTTTATTGGTGAAGCAAAAATAATGAATACACCATATGGTAAGATTGTAAAAGGTCTTATTGATGAGGGTGCTCAATTAGGAGTATCGTCTAGAGGTATGGGTTCATTACAAACAAGAGGCGGTGTAAATTATGTAGGTAGAGATTTTTATTTAGCTACTGCTGCTGATATTGTTGCAGATCCATCAGCTCCGGATGCTTTCGTTGAAGGCATAATGGAGAGTAAAGAGTGGGTATGGGACAATGGCGTTCTCATTGAAAGGGACTTAAATGCCTGGAAAATGAGTATTGAAAGAGCGAAAAGCGTTGCATTGGCGGAAGCTAAAGCGACAGTCTTTAAGGACTTTCTTAAAAAACTCTAGTCTTATAAATATACACAAGAATTTATAACTAGTTAAAGAAAATAAATTAATACGAAGGAGATATCTCAATGGCCGAAAACTTAAAAAACATTGAAGTAACAAAAGACCAGAAAGACGTAGCAGAAAATACTGCCAATCCGTCTGCTGATCTTCCGAAAAAAAATGCTGTTGCAGCTGAACCGAATCACTTATCAAATAGTGCTGAGGATTTAGGTGCGGCTGTAGTTAAACCTACAGACAGTAACCCGGATGCTTCAAAAACAGTTAAACAAGTTTCTGGACAACCTGCTCAAAAAAGTCAAGGTTCTGCTGACGCAATGCCAACACTTAAAAAAGAAGGTGCTAAAGAAACTACGGACGCTGACGATAAAGAAACAGTTAAAGAAGGCGAAATGCCAGCTGGTCTGAAAAAATACCTTGACAAAAAAGACGACAAGGAAGCTGATACTAAAAAAGAAGAAGTTGAAGCGAAAAAAGAAGACGAGAAGGACGAAGAAGTTAAAGCAAAAGACATAGACGTAAAAGAACATGTTGAAGCTTTAATCGCTGGACAATCTGATTTATCGGAAGAGTTCAAAACAAAAGCTGCAACAATTTTTGAAACTGCAATTAAATCTAAAGTAAAAGAAATTTCAGAAGAAATTGAAGCAGATTTTAACAAAAGATTCGAAGAAGAAACCTCTACAGCAAAAGCTGAGTTAGTTGAAAAAGTTGATTCTTATCTATCATACGTGGTAGAAGAATGGATGAAAGAAAACGAACTTGCTTTAGAAAGAGGAATCAAAGGCGAAATCGCTGAGGACTTTATCAGTGGTCTTAAAAAATTATTTGAAGACCATTACATAAATGTTCCAGATGAAAAATATAATGTACTTGAAGATCAAGCTTCAAAAATTGAAACGTTAGAAAAGAAACTTAACGAATCAATTGAGAAGAATGTTGAACTAAGCAAATTAGGTAACAAGTTTAAACAAGCTGAAATTTTAGATGAAGCTTCAAAAGACTTAACTGAAACTGCAAAAGAAAAGTTTAACAAACTTGCTGAAGAAGTAGATTATTCAACAGAAACCGATTTTAGAGCAAAAGTAAGTATCATAAAAGAATCTTATTTCAAACCTAAGACTGTTACTGGTGACGGTATAGATGAAGTAGCGGCTGGCGAAGGAAACTCTAACGAGGATCTTAGCAATGCGATGGCTGCTTATAGTGCCGCTATAAGTCAAACAAAAGACATTAAATTGTCTAACAAATAAAAATAATAGGGAGATAAAGAAACATGTATTTATCAGAACAATACGAAAAAAAATGGCAGCCCGTTTTAGAGCATCCTGATTTACCAAAAATCAGTGACTCTTACAAACGAGCCGTTACTGCTACTGTCTTGGAAAACCAAGAACGTGCAATGAAAGAGGATTCAGCATTCTTAAGCGAAGCTGCTCCTACGAATAACACTGGTGGAACTTCAAATTGGGATCCAATTTTAATTTCATTAGTAAGAAGAGCTATGCCTAACCTTATCGCTTACGATATCGCTGGTGTACAACCGATGACTGGTCCAACTGGACTTATTTTCGCAATGAGATCAAGATACACTTCAGCAACTGGCAACGAAGCCATGTTTGATGAAGCTGATACTGATTACTCATCTAGAAATGCTGCTGGTACTTCAGCTGCTGGTGACGGCGTTACAGAACACAGAGGAACAAATCCTTCAGTTCTTAACGATAGTCCTGCAGGTGCTTATACTAGAGGTCAAGGTATGACTACAGCTGCCGCTGAAGCATTAGGCGACGCTGCTGGAAATGCTTTTGCAGAAATGGCTTTCTCAATAGAGAAAACAACCGTTACTGCTAGAAGTAGAGCTCTAAAGGCTGAATACACTATGGAACTTGCTCAAGATTTAAAAGCAATCCACGGTCTAGACGCTGAAACAGAACTTGCAAACATTCTATCTGCTGAGATCCTTGCGGAAATCAACAGAGAAGTTGTAAGAGCTGTTTACATAAACTCTGAAAAGGGTGCTGCTACTAACACAACTACTGCTGGTGTCTTTGATTTAGATACTGACTCAAACGGTAGATGGTCTGTTGAGAGATTCAAAGGTCTTATGTTCCAATTGGAAAGAGACGCAAACAGAATCGCTCAAAGAACAAGAAGAGGTAAAGGGAACATGATTATTTGTTCTGCTGATGTCGCTTCTGCTCTACAAATGGCCGGTGTTTTAGATTACACACCTGCTTTAAACAACAATCTAAACGTTGACGACACAGGCAGTACATTTGCTGGTGTATTAAACGGTAGATTTAAAGTATACATTGATCCATACAGTGCAAACTCAAGCGCTAGCCAATACTACGTTGTTGGTTACAAAG